AGAAAAGTATTCGCCAACATAGTTAGCAATCCTATCTAGGGACTCTAATCTGTTCTGTAACATTTCAGCGTCACGCAATTCTGTAAAGTGATTGTCTTTTACATAATCAACTGTGATGTCGCTCTTCCATGAATCCCAATCATCCTCAGTACAAATACCTTTCATAATGAGTTGTTTCTTTAGGATACCATAGAAAAGGTGAGAGAACCTCATTCTCAGTCTGTCAATAAACTTCTGGAACTTTAGTTCGTCTCTATTAATTTCTGTAGATCTACCAAGGATACCTTGAACCGACTCTTGATCTAATCGAGACATCGGAACATTTAGTGAACGATACATTCTCTTTTGGAAATAGATAATGTCTTCGATCTGTCCTAGGTTTTCTCCGCCTGGCAATGTACTGATCTCAGTTCCTCGACCACCTTCACGTCTTGGTAACCAGAAGTCTTCAAGTAGTGATTGGTGTTTACGGTCATCACGGATCTCACCAGTCTTTGCATCGTATACAAGTTTGTTTCGATATCGTGCCATGATATCTTTCATATACTGTTCTGCTTTACCACGTGGTAAGTTACCTACATCAATATAAAACATTCGTCTCTCTGGTGCACGTGCTAGACGATAGATGACCAACGCATCTTCCATCATCCTTAACTGGTTGATTGGTTTCAACCCTTTGTGCAAGTGAGATATAATCTTCTTTCGATCTTCTGTCAGCAATCCAGATGTGACATAAGAGACAGAGTCATTCGTCATCTTGATGCCATTGGTAGAACTGCCAGGTTTCTCTTGGAATACAAAGAACTCCTCAGTCTTCTCGACTATCTTTGCTCCTGTTACAGGATCTTTCTTATACTTAACTTTCTTAACCTTACGCATCTTAGCGGCATCGATAGGACGAATCTCTTGAATACCTTCTTTAGGATTGCCCTCGTTCAACACTAAGTGGTGGTACAATCTGCCATCGACATACCATCTACGAAAGATGTCGTGTCCCAACTCTTTGAAGTTGAGCATAGAATAGATTGTATCAAATTCTTCTTTAATTAATTTTTTGATTTTATCGGGTGCTTCTACTTGGTCAAGGTTTAGATCTAGTGTTTGATCAAGTTCACTACCAGTAATCGCTTCGTTGACAATATCCTCGATTGCGGCATCCACTTCTGGGTGCATCGCATTTCCGCGATATTTCATTATTAATTGATAGTTGTCCTTTGAATCGTCACCATCCATATTAAGATACTGACCATAATGTGTACCCGATGCTGTGGCATAACTACCACCTTCATCATCCCTTGGGGGAACGATAGAGGGTAGTTTCTCATCTTGTTTGTTTTTGGCACGTTTGATTTCGAAACCAAATAACTTTAATCCATCATTTTCTGCCATTGTAGTCCTCAGATAAAAATAGAAGGGCGGCAGTATTACCGCCCTATCTGTTATTTATTTAGGTTGTTGTATTTGACTCCCAGTACTGGTATACCCAAGTACATGTAAATCGCTCGATGTTGTCATTGTCACCGAATGATAATGGAATTGGCGCAAGATCCTGTGGATATGCACCTCGGAAGTTATACGTCTTCAGAATTGCCCCATCTCTATCCAACTGTTCAACTTTCAGATCTGCTTCGTATGCAACAGGAACTCCAAGACCAGTATTGGCATTGTGTCCATTGATACCATTCATCCAACGCTCTAGTGCGTCACGGATAGCGAAGTCTGTATCGTTGATAATAGTTGTTGTCCATTCAGCAAATGTACGATCCCCTGCCATTTTTAATTGGCGACCTCGGAAAGGTACAACTATTTGACCGAATGTAGAACCAGGTAGTTCTGCAGTTTCGCATAAAAAGGATGTTAGTTCTGGGTTACCGTCTGCAAAGGCAGGATAGTTTATGGTAACTTGGAACAGGTTAGGACGTGCGCCCCCACCCTTCAGTTTTGCTTTAAAATCATCGACTCCTAAAATTGCCATTGTTTCCTCCTTACACTGTGCCTACGACTTCTTCGAAGTCAACACCTGTACGAACTGCGACAAAGTTTAGAGTCACGTAGTTGATAGAACGTGCAGGTTTAATAAACACGTTTGCGATAAATTCGTTTCTATCTACCACTGCCGCCGTATTGTTGGTATCATCACAGACAACTTTGAAGTCTGTTATACCTCTACGACCTTTTACTTCACGAAGTACTGGTTCGATAATGTTGACAAATTCTGCACGAGTAAACTCATCGTTAAACTCGAACATTGCTTGCTCTGCCGCTTTACCAATTGCACGTTCAAGAACCAAGAACAATCGTCTTACGTTGATTCTGTCGAATGCAGATGGGCGACCTAGTTTAGTTTTATCACCGAACAACAGCACACCCTGACCTGGAATATTCGCAACTGGGTTAACACTTGCTTTATATAGCGTATCTCTTTGTGCCTTAGTTGGCGACCAAGAGATTGCAGTTATTCCAAGATACTGACCACGTCTTGTACCTGCAGGTGAGAACCATGGTGCACGTTGTAAGTCAGTTGCCGCCATGATCCCTGCAGTTGATGATGCGGCAGGAATATGAATGTATTGATCATTAAACTTGTCATATACTTTTAGGAAGTTACCATCAGCAACTAAGTATGATGAGTTCGTAAATGTATCTGCAGTTGTAGTGATGTTAGTTGTTATTGTTGCAGTATTAGTCAGATTGATAACGTCTGTTCTTGCAGGTGATGCAGTAACAACACAGTCTTTACGTAAGTTCTGTGCAGTTGCTATTAGATCATTTACAATAGACGTTTGTGCGTCCCGACTATTCATTGATGGTGCTATTAGGAAGTCAACTTCTACAATGTCTTTATCTTCGAAAAGATCATAACCTTGCATATATTCGCTTGTTCCTAATGCTCCTGAGTTTACACCCTTATCAAAGGTGTGCGCGGTATGTGAAGTTAGACCAGGATCAAAATTATCTCCTGAGTCTACCATTCCATTACCACGTGCCACTGTGTAATCAGAATCAAAACCTACCCAGTGGATATATTCTGATCGTCCGTTGATCACATCTTCGACAAAGTTGGTTGTTCCATCCGCATTCTTAGCATCTTTTGCTACTGAAAGGTATGGATATCTTTCTATTACGGAACCTTTTGTTCCTGTTAATTTTCCATCGTAATCTATTACTACAACGTGAATTTCGTCATTTGATGCCGCACGAGTTGAGGCATATGATGATGTGCCTGGTGCAGTATCAAATTCGTCTTTATATGCCCAAGCAGAGAATGCAGAATCTCTAGGTGGACATATGTGTACTTCAAGCGAGTTACCAAGGTCACCTGGATAACGTGCTATCAGTGTGTGTGAATCAGAATCCAAAGAAGCATCTTGTGCCGCAAAGTCATCTGCATTTTTTACAGTTGGTGTTGGTAGTGTGTTGTTATTATCTGTTGCCAACTGTCCTATAGTAGAACGAGCATTCTTGGCGGCAGATGTAACTTCACGTACAACCTGTAAAGATCCAGAATAACGTAAAAAGTAAGATGCGCTATGGAAGTCTATGGTGTTTGCTGAGTCTGGAGAAGCAAAGGTGTCAACGAGTTTAGTATCGTTGTCTATCAATACTCTTTGTTCTGCAGGTCCCCAACGAAAGTTCCCTACGATTGCGCCAGTAGTTGACTGAACGTTTGGTACGCCACCAGTCAGATCTATTTCTTTGACAACAACTGCAGGAGAAGCAGACGGTGTTGAAAGTGCCATTTTATCTTCCTCTGTTAAAAATTATATGTTCCATGATACGATTAGTCAACATACCATTATTTATAATAAAATAATATTACAAGACTAGATCGTCTGGATCGAAGATAAACCTGCGCGTATCCTCTCGTACTCTCCATGGATCATCTTCATTTTCTATCTTTACTATTGCTTCTTCACCATCATCTATAAAACCAAATGGCACTACATCATTCTCTATCTCTTGCATTTTCTGTTCAAACATCATTTGTTTTAGGTTGATGTCTGTCATATCAGAAAAATACTGAGTAGATACAAAATATCCGAATAAAACTAAATTCATCATAAGATCATCATGATTTCCTTCAGATGCTTCATATGACTGACCTTTTGCTTCAAAGGTTGATATTTCTAATATAGTCTGTTCATCGTTGATTGTCAACCTTTTTTCTTCTAAAATATCTTTTATCGCAGAACATCCCAGACGTTTAGTTTTGCGATTTATTTCTATTCCTATTGCATTTGCTTTGACCGAGGACTCTACGTGCATATTTTCATATTCTAAATCATGATACAATCCATTACAAACGACTGACCCTTGGTCATTCGATTCAACCACAACATATGCTTCGTTGTAAGGTTTCGCAAATTTATAAATAATATTTGGGAAGAGTAATGGCGAGATAGTATTGTTGCGATACACAGCAACCTGTTTGAATGGGCGACTGCTAATATCGATCAGAGTAAATGTAGAATAGTCCTGTCCTCTTCCCTTCGACACATCCACGGTCATAACATAGTCGTGATCCTTTATGGGTTCTTCATATACTTTCAGTAATCCACCCTCCATTGTTCTTATAGGTGGTTTTGCTCGTAACCCCAGAAGAGTGTCTGCGTTTACAAGTGTATCCCCAGTTCCGAAGAATGTATTACCAAACTCCTGATCAAACTGCAGTTGACTTGTATTTGAGATTGTTTGTTGTTTCCACTCTTCGTCTCGACCAGGCACATCCCACCAGTCTACACGGAAACTACTAAACTCGTTTATCCCTTGAACAGAACCTTCCCAGATCTTATGGAACTGATTACCGATACCATTTGCAGTAGAAGTCACAATGACTTTAGTATCTTTACCTGCAGAGACAACAGGATATGTTGATGTATAAAATTCGGATGCACGTTCTACGAAAGCAAACTCATCAAGATATAGGAGATTAACGGACATACCACGAATAGAATTACCACTAGTAGCAGAAGCAATGATTCTTGAGTTATTCGAAAATTCCAAACTTCTCTTATTGACCGCTTTAGATCCTGGTTGAATAAAGAACGGAATATTCTCCAACATGAGCGTAATGCGCGAGAGCATTTCCCCTGCAGTTTGTCCTTTGTTCGCCAGAATAGCGACCGTTTTTTCTGGGTTGAAGAGTGCGTACCATAATAAGTAGGCACACGCACTAATACTTTTGCCAGACTGTCTACACGCGAGTACGACATTAAATCTATTCTCCTGAAATTGTTTGAACATTTTTCTTTGGTATGGGTACAACTTAAAGTTGACTATACCTTCATCTAAGGATATAACCTTACAATAATTTTCCACAAAGTATATTGGATCAACCATACACTTCTTATATTCTTGTAGTAGGTCTGGTGTCCATTGTTCATTGACACCATCCTTTTTTACATTAGGATTCCCTAGATATGTGTTCTTCTGGTTCAACATCAACTACATTATCTTCTCTTAGCATTTTCTGAATATCAGAGGTTGAACCCAGATAGAAATTGTTCTGTTGGTTCTCTACTTGTTGTGGTCTTTCCTCGTCATTCAGTTGCTTTTGTTTTTTATTTAAATCTTGAAGTTTATCGTTGACATCCGCAACATTTTTAATTAAACCAGATAATACTTCATAGGCACGAGGATGCTCAGATTCACGAGCAACCTCTATCATGTTCTCAAGTGCGTCTTTTCCCTTCTCTATTAATTCATAGAGAGTTTCACGAGAATAGTCGTAATCATTATTTATTTTATCATCATTCATTTGTCAACGGTTAGAAACTACCGCCTCCACCACTGGCATCAACAGTAGCACCTAGTGATATACGTTTGTATGCAGTTCCATCGTACATTGCGAGAGTAGGACTTCCTGCGTCACCATCTGAGACGTAGATCAATTGTCCTGCTACTCCTGCAGGTAACGTTGCAACTGTATAAGTTCTTAACTTTACTGTATCTGCACGTGCCTGTACATGATCGCTATCTATGATGCTTACAACGTCAGCACTGTCAACCATGTCTCCGACAATGTTTAGAACATCAGCACTATCGACTAGATCCTCAAGTCTTGCTTGGACATAAGCACTATCAACAATTTGGATAACATCAGCACTATCGACTAGATTTCCAAGTCTTGCCTGAACGTGAGCACTATCAATCAGTTGGATAACATCAGCACTATCCACTAAGTCACCTACTCTTGCCTGAACGTGAGCACTGTCAATTAGTTGTATTGCTTCTGCAGAGTCTAGGAATTGTAGTGTGTCTAACCTAGAGTTTACAAATGTTTGGTCTACTATTGTTGCCAGATGATCTGAGTCAACAAAACTCAAAACATATGACGAGTCTATAACACTCTTCAGATAAGAGGCATCTCCAGTAGAATCTATTCTTGCGTCAAGGTGAGTGAAATTACCATCAAGTTCACTGAACGTAAGTTCACTACCTTTCGTATTTCTTAGTGTAATGGGCATTTATTTCTCCTTACGCACTATCGTCAAATGCCAGATCAATTGTTGTGTCAAATCCAAAATCGCTATCTGGCATACCGATAGCAGTGACAGGATTTGGTGTTACAGTGATGGTCTCAAGTTGGATATCGGAATCCTGACTTGCGCCATCGTTTTGCTGAAAGACATTTGCGATAGATTTTCTAACAACTTTACCTTCAGTAATAGGTCCATAAAATGTAGTCTTGACTTCAAAAGTTAATGTATATATAATGGTTCTTCGTTGTTCCATAGATGCTTCAAAATCATCGGAAAACGTCACCCCTTGAATTATAATTGGAATATCCTCTTTGAAGTCTGGATACTCACTAAAAGGTTTTATAGTCAATGTGTATTGTGGATTGAACGTAGGAAGTATTTGTTCTACGATCTGCAATGCATCATCTTGACTCTTTGCGTATATGTTCAAATCAAAAGTTATCATATACGGAACAGGTGAATAGAACTTCTGCCTGTCGTTTATAGTTGTACCAACTGTTTTGAAATTACTAGTCTTGGTCAACTGCCTTGCATAGTCATATGCAAAACTGGTAATCTCAAATGACATCCTAGGTAATTTTATAGATGTCTTCTCATCCGTTTCCAATACAGGTTGTTGGTTTATTCTCTCTAAGAATTTCTTTCTAGGTGCATAAGCAAGAGGAACTTTCAATTGATTTAAAATTCCACCAGATGAATTTTTACGGAGAACATAGATATTGTTGAACAGTCTTCCGAACAGGGAAACCTGCTTTCTTATCTTCTCATGATAGAAGTATGTGCCAAACATTAATTATTCTCCACGTCACCGAATGGATTGTTTTCTGTAAAATCTAAGAAGTCGTTACTAAGATCTCTGAAAATATCATTTTGTTCAGTTTCAGATATTTTGTTATCTTCTGTTACAGAATTTATAGTCAATCCGCGTCCTATTACGCCACCTCTGGTTATATTTATGATCTCACCGCCAGGTACGAATGAGTGGTATTTGCCATCATCAGCACCAACATGTGCCAAGTAGATGTGATCAGAGGAGTCACCTGCAGAGTCTTTGACAATTCTTTGTACCTCACCAGTAATTTTAATTCCACCTGCGAGTATCTGTTGTACTGTATCACCAATACGATAATCTGAATCAGTACCAAGATTACCACCGCTAAAGTTGATAGTAGGTGCAGAATCGTAATTAGTACCAGAAGAAGTGAGGGTAATACCATTAACTCTTCCAGTCGATACGTCTATTGTAGCAGTAGCAGAAGCACTATCACCCAGTGAGAAAGCAGGTGATTCACCACCAGTAAATGTAATTATCGGAGGTATTGTATAGTAGTTACCACTATCTGTCAAGAATACCGCATCAACGTCTCCAACATTTCCTATCGGACTATCAAAGGTTGTGAAACTGATAGATGCCACAGCAACTGCGTCTCCTGTTGGTTTGACAGATACGATGTATTGGTATGCACCAAGTTTCTCGATATCTTGAATATCGTCAATTCCTGTATCCAGATCCTCGCCAGTGTATTCAAAGAGAGTTGCTCTCATTTTATAGACTGGGATATTTTCTATTTGATAGAATGGTTGTTCGTGTTCTACGTGTTGGATCTCAAACATTTTATTTGTAAGTGGTAGATAGATCAAGTCTCCCTCGGTTGGTCTATCCGTATCGATCTCATTATCTGGTCTTTGAACCTGTGCAGAGAACCTTGTCTTAGAAACTACGAATGTTGCTTCGTCTCTGATCTCAACTCCAAAGCGAGTATAGAGATCTCCCTCTCCATCGAACCCTTCTACATTCTCTATGTACATCTCTATCTTATGAGATGTTGGGAACCGAGATGTAACATCATCTCCTAGTAAAGTGTCGTGATTCATTAATTGTCTCGGTAAATAATAAACGTCTTGACCATATATCTTCAATGACTCTATGACCAAGTCTGCATAGAGATCCATTTCAGATCTTACTTTTTCCGAGAAGTAAAGGTTTCTTGCCATTGTGTTATCCTATAAAAAAGTCAGAGGGCATTTCATGTTCTAGTCTTATTGATTCTCTTAACCTTTCTATCTCAGTTGATCCGTCATCGTATAACTGTCTACCGTTAAAGGTAACACCACCTGGCAATTGAACACCTTCAAACTTGATGAGGTTCATTCCCCACTGTTGCTTGAATAGTGCAGTTGTATAATCTTTCAACCACATATCATTGTATATGGATGTGTGAGTGTTTGGATCTATTATGGTGTAAACTTCCATTACAAGATATTCACCTGCTTTGATATCCTGATCTTGGAAGTCTCCGAATACATGTAGTCTGTCTTGATGTCTAGACCATTGCACTTGAGGATGACCATTTAGTTTTGTATCTAGCAAAGACAGATACTGTTGCATCTGTTCATAGTATGCTAGGTCACCTGCAAAGTTCTGTAGGTCTGCAATATCATTCAACATCATTTGATATTTGATGTCGAAGAAGTTAAACGATGAGTTGAAAGAAGAAGCGATAGGAAATAGTTTAGTCACGGTCAATACATTAGTCGGTATAGGAATATACTGATTAGTAACATCTGTAGCAGTTACAAGATGTTTTAGATATGTTCTTACCGTTGCATCAGAGTGGAACTCTTGATAGTATTGCAGTGCTTCGTCTACACGATCTTCCATTTGATCTTCATCGATATTGATCTCCAAAACTGGATCACCAAGTCGCCTCTTGGCATAATCAATAAGATCTTGTCTTGAATTAGGAACTGCCATAATAGTCTCCAAAAACTAAAAGTATTTGGTACTATTTATAAGTTTTAATTACGCACCACCACCAGAAGTTGATGCTAATCTATATCTGTTAGGTCCTGAACCAAAGTTTGCCGCGATTGCATCTGAAGAAAAATTTATTTGTTCTATGTTGCTATAGTATGTTGATCCATATCCACCTGAAAAGAATCCATAATTTCCTGCGTCCTGCGTACCTGCAAGAGAATATTTGTCGGCACTTAAATTTCCTATGTTTGTTGCCGATCCACCAGTAGTAATAGAATGTTTTTCAATATCATCTATTGTAGGGTACAATCCTCCTGCAAAATATGTATGCGAACTACTTGCACAACCTGCCGCATATGCTTTTTGCGTCTGACCAAAACTACCGAAACCAGAACTTGCAGTACCTGTAGTATCAATTGTAATTCTCTGCATAGATGAAGAATATGCATTTGTGCTTGGATTAATTCCACCTACGAATACTCCATAGGTGTTATCTCCACTATTAGCGGCACCACTTGTTCCTCTCGCGTAACCACCCATATAACCAAAGTAACTAGCATTTCCAAGAGTGTCAAAAGTAAAATAATCAGATCTATTATAATTAGTCCAACTACCCCCACCACCTGGTGGACTGTAGTCTGCACCATTACCTATCACTCCTCTTGTAAGATTCGCAACAGATCCCATCCATGCTCTGTTCATATTCATACTTCCAAACGATGCTCCGTTTCCAGTTGTCGAAGGAGTAACATACTCAACACTACTAACTTCAGAGTTAGCAGAACTGCCAGTTTCACCACCTGCAAATAAAGATCTAGATGCATTACCAAAAGCAGTGTGACCACCTCTACCTATACTCATACTCCCAAACGATGTAGTGTTACCACCAGTTGCCAAAGTAAACATATCTATGTTGGAGTAACCACCAGTTGTGTATGTACCCCCACTAATAAGTCCTCTAGTAAATCCTGGAATTACAGTATTATAAGTTATAGTAAGCGATTTGCTAACAAAATTAATACCGTCTGACCATTTAAAAGTATATACAAAGTCTCCATTGGAATCCGTAAGATTACCTGCCGCAACTGCGTCTGCTATCTGTAGTTTAGTTTTTGGTGTGAATGTAAATACCGAGGAATCGTTTGTGACATCTACCATGTATTGGGCAGAGTCCGTTCCCACGCTTTGATTAACTAGGTTGGGGTTATCCGAGTCATTTGCTTTTGCTATGACGATAAGAGGAGTTGCCGAGTCAACTATTTCTCGATCAGTACCACTTGGTTCTATTTCCCAGTAAGGATCTTTATTTGCTAATGTTGTACTTCTCCAACCAATACCATCACTGATATAATAACCATTTACGCTTTTTACATAAGCACCATCACCCTGATTTATATTACTGATTGGTAGTTCACCAAGACTATCGTAAATAGAAACAAACCCCACACCAAGTTGTGTAGTCACCCCTTGACGTATGCTTTTGAGAGAGGGCATTTATGCGGCATTCCCTGACATTCCTGCACCATCCTGCGTATTGCTTCCAGATCCAAAAATGTCTCCACCAAAATCGGTTGCATTACCTGTGGTTTGTATAGTTACTTTTTGCATATGTTGAGTAGAAGGACCTGTAGGATATGCAAAACCACCCATTATCACACCTGTCGTTCCATCGCTACATGCCATAACACTACTTCTACCGTTATCCATATTACCAAAATCTGTAGCACTACCTGTAGTCTGTATAACTACGTACTCTATCGTATCCCATGCATAACTATTTCCTGAAGTTATACCACCCATGTACAGACCTCTTGTTTCATCGGCACAAATACCTGAATGACATCCATACACAGCATGAGTAGCATTACCAAAACTTGTTGCATTACCTGTCGTTTGAACTGTAATATAATCTTGGGTGCTCACCTGACTTGAGATTTCCCCTTGTATAAAAACCCCACGTGTAGCATCATTCGTATTACCAATCTCATCACGTGCCTGAGTAAGATTTCCAAAGTCTAAAGCATTGCCTGTCGTTTGAATAGTGATATAATCCATTTCATTTACCTGAGTTAAGAAACCAGGTATTTCACCATATCCACCGCCAACAACTGCCCTAGTAGCATCGCCTACCACACCATCAGTCTTTTCTTTTGCCCGAATAAGATCTCCAAAGTCTGAAGCATTACCTGTGGTTGCGGATGCCCAATATTGAATTTGGTTTGATCTTTTTATTCCTGATTGGGAGTTATTGTAACCTCCCATAGTTACTATTCTAGCACCATCACCTACTCCACCCATCTGAGAAAACATACCTTGCATGTCACCAAAGTATGCAGTATTCGCACTAGTGTTTATATCGAAATAACCGATATTTAAAGTGCTACCATTACCACCTGCATGA